AAATGAACAATGGAACTGACAACAGAGGAAAAAGCGCACTTAAAGCACTTAAAGCGAGAAGTCGAAATTGCGGAGCGCCGTGTACTTGCAACTCAAATTCGCCTCGACGACGAACTGAACGCTATCCATGCCCACCACTTGGCTTGCGAGAGGCTTAGGGCATACAGAGAGACTATAAATGATTGACCATTTTGAACGACTCGCCCGCTCACAGGACCGCAGCCTACGCGCTAAGCGCGTCGCCGCCCTGATAGCCGTGTTTCTGGGTGTGGCCATGTTCACTGGTGTGGCCATGTTCACTGCTGGCGGTGCAATGGTGCTTGCATTCTTGCTTGCAATCGCAGAGAATTGAATTCTCCCTCCGCGCGGTTCATCTGTTGCCGCGCGGCCAACTAGCCCCGCTGCCTCCTCCCATTTTCGCAGCGGGGTTTTTTTTTATGACTCAGAAGGCCACTCAAAGCAGCGAGCGCCGGCGATCTCATGAGAGGGATACCGGTTGGCCACGATGTTAATTCCGGTGCTGTATAGATGATCCATGCAGCCGTCGTGCGTCGAGAACGATGGACCAACGACTGTGACGCAGATGCTGTTCAGACAAATCAATGCGGCGGGAAAGAACATGCTGTACCTCTCAGAACTCGTGCGTAAACCTCGCAATTTGTGAGCGCGGGCTGTAAACAAAGGCTTCGATGGCTTGGACTGCGCCGACGTAACCGTTGCGATGATGCCAGCCATCAGAAGCTGAGGCCGACCTGATGTACTCTATCACACATTTGTCCGTGACGTCAGAGACTGGCGCTGCGTGTATCACGGTCGCTCCGATGTGGTCCTTCTCCACCTCAACACCGTTCATCTTCCGGATTTTATGGTGAACGTGATGGCAGTGCCAGTAGACCCTATCGCACTCGCTGAATGCCGTCCGTGCCTCAGTGAGCGCGAGGCTGTGCAGGTCTTTCTCCTTGGCCCCATCGCCATGCGTGAAGCCGAGCAAGTTGCTGCCGAATTGAACGTATTTGCGGTGGCGCAAATCAACTGAACGCGGACTGGCAATAACGCTTTTGTGGTTAGCGAACCAACTTACGATGCTGTCGCTCAACATGTAGCCAGACATGAAGTCGTGGTTGCTTGGGCAGTGGACCAGATGGACCGGGGCGACCGAAGCGCAAGCCTCTATGGCCCCTATAAGGCTGTCCTTGGCTATCCGATAGGCCCTATGCCAACTGCCAGCAGTATCTTGCGGAGTGCCGCTTGTCGTCGTTCTGCGCGGGCTATCTACATGTAAAATGTCATTGCCCAAGACGAACAAGATTTTGGCGATGCCGTGAGATTTTGCCTTGGAAAGCAGACCCCTGATGCCCTCTTTGAGATAAGCTGCGGCCACGTCAAGGTCATAGTCACCGCCGGTTTCTGATGCCTCTGCCAGCTTGCCGAAATGGACGTCAGCCGGGTCGATTACTAGCAAATTCTCACAAGCTGGGTCATACTCAATCGGGTCATACTGCGGAGCATATGCCTGCATCTCTGCGATGATCTCGTCCCGCAGGTCCAGATATGTCGGCTCGCCTGACGACTTGGGTCTGACGAGAACGCTGTACTCATCCGTCTTGTGCCAGTAAGCACTTATGTCATCGACAGGGACGCCGAACTCATCTGCCCATTTTTGAATAAGAACATCTTGCCCTCGGTGGACAATGTTCTCGCGCTCAAGCTGGTCGCTGAACGTCTTTCTGGGAATGCCCAAAGCGCGCGCGGCTTCGGTCTTATTCCCTTCAGCGGCGTCGAGAGCCGCTTGTGCTTCGGCTCTCGTTACCATTTATCGCAACTCGAAATGCGGCCCATCGAGGAACGGCCTACGCCCTGCGGCGCGTCGGAGGTCAATGTAATCGCTCATGGCAGCTTCCATCGTGCCGCTGTGATCGACGAGGCTGTCAATGTGCCAAGCGCAGCCCCAGCGAATTTTTGCTCCAGTTTCTTGCGCCGCCTGCTTCATCGCGTCGGCGATCTCATCATAGACGTTAAGTTCCCAGCAGCCTCGACCCTCGTCAGTATATGCCATCAGGTCAACGGCATTGCCGGTCAGGTGGCGCGAGTGCATCGTCTGAGAAGCAGCGCCTGCTGCTCCTCCTGCGTTCGCAGCCCACAGATGACCCCGAAGTCCACCTTGGTCAATTCGATTGCGCGCTTGACTGTGCCCACCAGCGGCTCGTTGACGCCCTGTAGCTTAGACAGGCTGCGCTTAGATAGTTTGTATCTGCTCATCACTATTTCCTGTTTAGGATTTCGAACAACGTCGAGACCTTCTCCTCCAACACGCGCACCCGGACTGTGATCTCGGATCGCCAGGCGATCAGAATTGCCGCAATGAACACAACCCCGCTGATGACAGGCCATATCTGCACAACCGTTTCCACCGCAGGCTCCTTTTCCGCCCAGCCGGAATAATCTCCGATGTCCATATTATATCACATCACCTGCGGAATAGCTTGGCTGCGCCCCTGATACCAAAGCTCGCACTGATCGCCATCCCAAGGCTGTAAAAATACCAGTTTGGAGCCTTGGACAATTGCTCAAACCCTCGTTCAACCAAGCCTTCAGCGCCCGGAACCCAGCACAGAATCATGGGGATCGACAGGACTATTACAAAAAACTCGTCCTTCCACGAAGTTTGGCTCCCCTGAGCCATCAACCGTTCCCAGTCGGCAACCGAGGTTTTCTCGGACAACAAGATTTTAGCCTTAGCCTGTGCCTCGGTCAGTTTTAGCTGCGCCTCAGCGGCGTTCTTGTCAGCTTTGCCCTGCAACCAAGACGATGCCAGCCCGGCGATGGGGCCTATCAGAGCGCCGATCATTTGTTAGCCTCCTTGCCCATCCACACCGCGAACGCTCCTGTGGAGGCTCCCGACTACGCGGAACGACATAAAAGTGAAAACCAGCATCATCAGACGCGGCAATATCTTCCAGTCGTCAATAAACGTGCGGGCCATAACTACCTCCTACCTTGACGCGTGAACCGGTTCCGCCCGGAGGAATGACTGGAGCATTGCATAATTCTCATCCAGCATCTTTGCGTTTTCCTCCACGCGGTAGGAAACGAGCAGCAACTGCGCGTTCATGTCGTAAATCTGCACGCTGCCCCATGACAGGATGCCCAGCGCAATCACGCCCAGAATTTGCTCTGCCTTCATCTTAAAAACTTCCGCCCCATACCCGCAGCGAACGGAATTCATTGCTCATCAATTTTTTCTTCAAGACTGATTTGACGCCTGCAGTGTCTTCCCAAGAAACCCCCGCATCTTTTAGCCAGACGCCGAGCAGCCCCATATCCACATTGCCAACGTGTTTATAATCCGAAGCAAAGCTGTTTTCTGTCACCTCGCGTGCCTGCTGGGCATCCCTCAGCATTCCAGACGCATCGAAGGTTTTCTTGATGACGATATTGTCACCCTCGATGCTTAGCTTTTCTGCAATTTTAGTTGAGTGAACGGCTTTTTGCATTTCGAGGTTTCCGTGTTTTTGGTTTCGCGGCTGCCTTTGGTGCCGGAGCCACAGTCCGCAGGATAGTAACCGCATCAGGACGAAAAGATACAATCCGCGCGACCTCATCGTCAGGCAAGATTACCGTCTCGCCCTTTTCAATGCGGCCCTTGCTGCACTTGATTTTAATTCTGTTGACGAAGATTTCTTTCATACCCGATCCCCTAGTGGATGGCGGGGGCAATCACTCGCCCCCGCCCGCTTCCCATTAGGAAGTCGTGTTGTCGAAGATGCCGCCATTGGCCGCTTCATTTTTCGCGCAGAGCGTGAGTTCAGTCACAACCTGACGGGTGGTGTTGTCGCCAGTCTTAGCCATCGCGACGTTTTTAGTCGCACGCAAAACTGCAATTTCCCACATGTCGTCCTGCATGATGTAGACGTCCCGCGAACGGTTTTCGCGGCTCGGCATGAACTCGACCGTACCCCATGGCGTCACGTAGACCGCCAAAGACTTGATCACCCGCTCATCGCCAGCCTGTACTGCTGAACGCTGATTGTTGTTGCCGGTGAACCCCAGCGCCAAATTCATCTGGAACGCGGAGAGGTAAACCGTGTCTGGCTTGCCGCCCTCTTCCCAGATCGACTGCATAACAGTGTCGAACTTGGTCTGCGAGAAGGCCGTAAGCGCGGTCGTCTCATCCGTCCGGGCGTCCGTGCCGTCACCAGTTGGATCGGCACCTTCATTTGCGCCAAACACAGTGTTGGTGGTCAGCCATGCCGGAACGCCAGCAAGTTCGCGCGCTGTGGTGCTGTTGCCAGCAACGCGGGCGTTGTTGTCAAAGAGTGCCTTCTCGATGTCCAACTTCTGCTCTTTTGCAATCTTGAGTGTATTATACGCGATCTCTTTTGAACGACCGGCTTTGTCCAGACCCTCATCGGTGTCGGGAACAACGACGGCGTTTTTGAAGATTTGCGTGTAGTTACCCAAACGAGTAGTTGCCGTGCGGGCTTCAGCAGTCGTCGCGTCGCCTTCGATGTGCGCGTTGGCAGCAGATGCCCGGAGGCTGTCGGTCTGCCACTCAACCAGCGTGTTGCTGGCCTTTGTTTTCGAGGCTTTGGAATAGAGAGGCGTTTCCTCTGGCGAGACGTTATAGATGACGTCGCTGAGGTCTTCGCGAATGCCAACAGCATCGTAGCTGTCGAAGGTGTTTGATGGCTGTGCCATGAGATTGTCCTTTCGGGACTAGTTGTTGAGGATTAGACCTACCGCATCTTGGATAGAGCCTGTTTTCTGCAAGCGCTGTCGCGCCTTTTTGCGAGTTGCAACCTGCCCGTCCGAAGTTTTTCTTGAACCAGCTTTCACAACAGGTCGGGCTTTTTCGCCTTTCTGTTGTGTGTTGTTGCGCTTTTCTACCAGCCGCCGATATTTCAAGGCGTCATTCAGCGCCCGGACATATCGCGCGTCGGATACCCCAGCCATTTCATCGCTGGTAAATCCGTAATGCATCCCAACTTGCATCAAATCACTCTTCAACTTTTGACCCTTTTCGGGGTCTGCAATCTCAGGGATATGCTGCTTCAAAATTTCAGCCTGCTGTTGCAGATACGACTGTTGCGCCTGCGCTTGCTGCTGTGTTTTTTGATTTTGGATTTGCTGTATCTGGAGAACTTGGCTGTCGTACTGCTCTTTCGCTTCATCATACTTCATCTTTTCTTCCATGTACCCGATTGGGTCACTGTCGAAAAGTTCGCGTGATGGTGGAATTGGAACCTGTACGCCTTGCTGTTGCGCTTGCTGATACAAGTCTAAGACTTGCTGCTGTTGCTGTGCTAAAGCGGCTGCTTGTTGCTCGATTTGCTTTCGCGCGTCGGCAGCTTCTTGAAACCGCTTGTTAATTGCCGCCTGTCCCGCCGCAGATTGCTTCAACTGGTCCAGTGTCCAATGCTCTTCTTTGCCGTCAACTTTAACGGGGATAAGATTGGTGTCTTCAGCTTCTGCTACTACTTCGTCGCCGTCAATTTCGGCATCATCAAATTCATCGTCGGATGCCTCGACGCCATCGTCGCTCTTAGTCGTTTCTTCAACCTCGTCACCCTGACCGTCGTCAGTTGGCTCCGTGATCGTATCAACGGCTTCGCTCAGATTATCCCCGGACGCCTCTGGCGCTTCGGGTGTTGCTAGTAGGCTTTCAGCAGCCTGCTCAAGAGTAGTCGCTTGCACGGTGCTACTTCCTTTGTTTGCGATCTAAAAACGTCTCTGCCGAAATTGTGGCGTTGAGTTTCGCTTCGATCTGGTTAAGCGCACGAATTATCGCGTGCGCTTCTTCGCGGGCGCCCGACTGGGACGCCTCACTAGCCGTGAAAATCTGTATTTGATCGTCACGAACTTCCTGCACAAAAGCCAAGAACGCACTGTCATTTTTCAGCCTGCGCGCCTCGCTAGCTTTTATGCGTATTTCAGTCTTCACTGGGGATTGCCTCGCGCGATATCCCCGACCATGCGAACTTTATCCTGCTCTGCTTTGACCCGCGCGACGTCAACTGCCGTCCCGTATTGCCCGTAAATCTTGGCAGCGTCCACCATCAAGTCTTGGGCCATTTTATCGCGCTTTAGATCGTCGTCGGCTGCAGCCTTCTGCATATCAAGCTGCAACTTTGCCATTTCAGTTTGCATCCTGCTTTGCGCTTTCATTTGCTCGCTTTGCAGGTAGGCCGCGTTTGGATCAGTCCCTTGCCCCTGCTGCGCCTGTGCCGCTTGCTGCATTTGCAACATTTGCATTTCAATTTCTGGCGTGATCGGGGCGAAATATCGGTCCGCATTTCGCACGCCTGTCGCAGCCAAAAGGTCTGCCAGCGTGTTGCGGATATTGGTCATGGACACTAGGCCGTTCATTGGCCCGTAGGTCTGATAGACCATCGTCTGCATCTGCAAGGCTTGGTTGAGACCTACCATTTTCTCTTCTTCGCGCCCGGTGCCAAGGCCAACATTCACCGACACGTCCATCGACGTGTTCCAAACGCGCGGATCAACAGGGACGAATGACCCGTTCATCCGCATCATGTGTTCTTCATCAACATTTTTGGCATATAGGCGCAGCATGATGCCGAACAAGTCCTTCATGCCATCAGACAGGTTGCGAGCCATGACCTCTACCTGCCCCGCTGCGGCCTGCACAGTGGCCGTCACAGCGGCTTTCGTTGTTGACTGCATGGAGTCAGGGTCTAGCCCCATCGAAGCCCGTGTGACCCCTGTTTTTTGCTCTACAAGGCCATCTATGTAGCCAAGCGCGCTGAGTGTCTGCCCAGCGACGAACGGGACTGTAAGTTCCTGCACGGCGCCCTGCTGGCGCATTCGAACAACTGCGCCGATCTCGTTGTTTAGAAGATCATCGACATCAACTTGGCCTTCGACGATGGCAAGCCGGGGGTTGTTCGTCATGGCGACGTTATCCAGAACGCCACGCAAGATCGCGGTCGCCGCGTCTTGGTCATCAATAATGATCTCGGCGAGGCTGTGTCCGTAGAAGGCGTGGGGTTCTGGATCAACTTCGAAGACAGCGAAAGGCAATTCATCGCAAGGCTCAAAGTCGAGCAATTCGTAGCCTGTCCCGGCGCAAATGAATTTGTGCAAGATCGGCGTGCCGGTCCCGTCCACGTCCATGCGCATGTACGCTTCCGTCACTGTCACGTTGCGCATTGCAGGGTCGGCGATGTCTTCGTCAGTTTGATCTTCCGTGTATCCCGTGCGCTCGAAAATTTCAGCCTCAGTCACCTCAGAGCCGCTGTCAAAGTTGTCAAACTTGAACACGACTTCAGGATCAAAGCCCATGCTGATTAGATCGCCTGCTCGCATTTCAGTCCGGTGAGCGACGACGTAAGCGTCTTCGAGGTTCCGCGCGCTGCGGTTTATAAAGAACTCTTCCGGCGGCACGCTTTCGATGCGCAACTCACCCTTTTCCTTGCGGCGGTTAATTTTAGCGCTGTGGATTGGCTGGTCGATCTGCAAGCCCGTCGGGTCGATCTCAGCCCGATACTCTACTGTGTGTTCAATCACGGAAACTTCATCGTCATCAATCAAATACTGGTATTCGTCATCCGATAGGTCCGAGTAGCTGTGAATTTCTGCGTGCGGCGTCATTTCCCAATATGCTTTGATCACACCTTGCTTTTTCACTAGGGCGTCATGGAAAACATCGCTGAGTGCAGTATATCCGTTCAGACGGGCAAATTCATGGTGCATGAACGACGTCGCTTGCTCGGCCATGCCGACGTCTTCCTGCCCGTTTGGAACGTATTCGACCGGGCGCGCGGTGCTGAGAAAAATACGCATCAGGCTTGGCTTTACTGCGCGGATCGTATCTCGGACTTTCGTCGCGACAACCTTACTGCGACCGTCTTCGTGTTCTAGATCCACCT